ATGTTTTCAGAATCTCTTATTGAATTCCTACATGAATGCTGGGTGATTATAGTTAGCATTTATCCGGTTCTTATTATTCTTGCTGTTGTTTTAGTTTTTACTATTGTCTATTCCCGAAAAAAAAGAAAAAAACACAAACCGAATTCAAACAAGCCACGCACACCCAAGCTATATCAAAACTACCTTGAGAAACACAAGTTAGACCCTCTACCGGATTCTCTTTTCCGCAAAACTCCGCCGGAGGGTGCGCACTATAATTCCAACCGTTGGTCTACAAACCCTAATTTACTCAATGAAAAAGAATATGCTCTTTTCAATGAAGGTAAAATTGATGTTTTTTGTCCCATTTGTGATGACTTCATTGTTAAAGAACGTAACCCTATCACTAAATTTTCTAACTATGTATGCAAAAATCCATCTTGCAATTTTACAACTATGGATTTTACAAATATTAAACCGTTAAAATACAAAGAAGTTCAAGAAAAAGATGTTGAATTAATTCCTTGTCCCGACTGTGACGGTTTTCTTAGAATGGAACACTTAAAACCACACGAACCTCCTGTTTACATATGTAGCAATTTCCCCGATTGCCGATATGGTCCCTTAGAAATGGATATTCTTAAAGCTAATAAGGAATTTTAAATTGATGATATGTAACGCCGCCCAAAGGTGGACGGCTATTCGTTTTTAAAAGAAGGAGGTTCAATCATGAATAGTTATGAATTAGTACCTTTAATGGTACAATCGTTTTTACATGGCTTCATAAACTCACCCGATTTCATTCCCTCCGTTCTAATTTTTATTTTCTGCTGTATCCTTATCTCCCTTATCAATAGATTTGCTCGAAAAATAAAACCATTTTAACATCCTAATTACAGCTATAAACGCAGATATTACAATTATTTTAATTAATACCCTATTCATTATTGATGATATTACACCAACAAGTACTGAAATATCGCCCGGAATTATCATTAACTCAGGGTGTGTTCTGTCTATAACCTCTAAAGAAGCATAAAGACCCCCTGCAAAACTCATTAGCACCGCTAATATTATAATGTAAATTTTTATACCATACTTTACAAAAATATCTGCAAAAGTTACTAATAACCTCAATGCGTTTTCTTTCATTTCTCTTGCTCCTCTCTTTGGGTGTGCCGCCCATCGGCGCGGCAGTGAATTTTATTTTTTATTTCTCACAGGGTTTTACTACGGATCAGATTGTCACGAACTTACATACTAAAATCTAGAATCAGTTAGTCGTCTGCATCTAAACCAGTCGTCAGAGCGTTTTTTCCGACTTGATTCTTTGTAATCAGCAGGTCAACGGTTCGAGTCCGTTTGTCGGCTTCGCTAAATTCGCGTTTTTTGCTCCCCCCGCAAAGGCGCGTTTTTACTGTGTTTGTTAATTTTATGCCTTCGGCCGCATTCTAATAAAATCCCTTTGCTGATTATTAGTCAGCTGCTCATAAAAACGCTTATTGTATGTCCAAATATGACAACCGTTTGCGCTTTTCTATGATTGTATAGTACGAAGCAAGCTGTAAATATTTTTCAGTCACTTGTATTTGTGAGTGACCTAGAATCCGCGAAAGTTCATAGACATCCCCCAAGCCATATACAAGAAAGTTTGTCGCGAAGGTGTGCCGGAAAAGGTGTGCGTGCAGCCGGGCTATTCCGGTTCTTTTTTTTAGCCGGCCCATTAGTGAACTAATGCAGTGCATGGTTACTGGCTTGCTTTGCTTTGTCATAAAAAAATATTTATCCTGTTCCGGTGCATCGGGGGCACGGCGTTTGTGGACGTAAGACATCATCAGACGGCGGACTTTCAACCCGACCGGAACAATTCTTTCTTTGCGGCCCTTGCCTAAAACTTTTATGTAGCCTTTTTCAAAGTTTATATCGGCAGTCTTCAGACCCACGGCTTCGGAGAGCCGCAGGCCGCAGTCGAGTAGTAGACATATGAACGCACGGTTGCGCAGTCCGGTTTCCGATTTTGTGAAGGTTTGCAATATTATTTCAACTTCGGCATCGGTTAGTATCTCAATTGTTGGGCGTTCGGCTTTGGGCAGTCGTAATCGTTGGTGTAACGGTTCGGGAATAAAACCTTCATCGTGACAGTATTTCAAAAATACTCGGATATGTCGCATGTAGGTTTGTACGCTTCGCTTTGTTAGACGTTCGCCGCCGGAACGCTCGGAAGGTTTAGTATCTATGTGAAGCTGATATTTTTGAGCATGTGAAAGTTCAAGACCAGAGATTTCCGACAAGCCTTTTCCGGCAAGCCAGTCTATAAAACGGCTTAAAATAGAACCGTAAGACAGAATTGTTTTGTCGGTATTGCCTTTTAGTCGTTGGTCAAGGATGAAGTAATCAAGGGCTTGGTTTAGTGTCATTGCATTACCCCGTTTTCAAATGTTCATTAATTAATTTTTGAACTGTGCCTACGGAAACCTTATAGTCTCTTGCTAATACCCGGATAGTAAATCCGTTTTTACGATGTTTTATTATTTCCGATTTTTCCAATTCACTTAACGAAGGCTTGCGACCCGCACCACGTTCATTTTTTATAGTTTTGAAATTCTCCCTATAATCATCATCTTGCCTTAACATTTTTATTTCACCCTCAACATTGTTTATCATTTGTTGCATTTTTTTTAAAGCAATCTTGGTTGGGCTTATATCATCACCATTAAAAATCTCACAGATTCTATCAAATTCTCTTTCGGTAATATAATCCCATCCATATGCTTCATGTGCTTCCTCTAATGAATTATATCCAGCAGATAATTTTTTTGCATTTTCTCTTTCCTTTTTTTCTTGCATATTATCCCGTTTTAATACAGACATAGCAGATTTTAAGCGTTTTACAAGTATTTCAAGTCCTTCTATGTCACGTAAATAATTACTGTCCATTTTTACACCCCGTATTCATCAATTATTTTTTAAACACTTCTTCTTCCGATTTTTTAGAAGTTGTTCTTTTTTCGCCTTGATTACAGCATAACGCCGCACAAGTTCACCGGAGATGTTTTCAATTTTTTTGCCGTTTTCGTCTGTGAAATGCAAGCCCATTTTGTGGGCTTGGTTGTCGGAGATGTCCGCAAGGAAGTCGGACAGGTCTTCGATGAAATCGGTATCAAGGTTGTCTTCGTAGACAGCCGAGGATGCTACTCTGTTTATAATGCCTTTTTGTACGGCTTTTTTGTCCATATGGAACGTGTATTCGCGCAAAAGTTTTTCGTCAACTTTTATTCCGTCAAGCGTTACGTTGCGAAGCCGTTTCCACCACGCTAAATAATTCAGCTCACCATTTTCGTCTTTTCCATTGTAAAAAGACAGTGTTTTTTTAGTCAGATAATCAAGATACAAAGCTTTGTTGTCGATTATCTTGTAAATTCTTTTCAGCGGTTCCGGCAAAATGCTTTCACGCGACCAGTCGATTTTGCACGTTTCGATGAACTTGTCCGAATAATAATAAAATTTTCGTTTAGTTTCGTATTCGATGTTTAACACAGGCGTTGTTTTCGGCATGAACTCGTCTGCCGTACGTTTGTAATCTGCAAGACTTTTATTCGGATTATTTAATGCCTTTTCGTATCTTTCCCGCCGGACAAAATCCGTTCCGTGTTCTACGTAAAACGCAAGACGCGCTTTTGCCAAATAATCTACATTTTTATGTAGAAAAGCGTATTCCATGCACCACTTGTCATAGAAAGATATCAGCCCTTTTTTATGCCAAATCTCAAAAAAGAAAGACTTGTAACCCATTTCGATTACTTCTTTTACTTTGTCATAAACCCGGGCATAAACATTTTTTGACGCTTTGCTTCCAAGACCTATGTAGTCTTTGTGCAACCGTGTGCCATATTCGAGATGTTTATTTTTCGCATGAATTATTGTGTCGTCCAAGTTTGTGTGAAGATATTTTATTTCGCCTGCGGCGTTTTCCTTGAAAACTTTGTTCGGGTTTGTTATGCCGTTTATGTGATAGCAGTAATCTATTCTGTTTTCACGGCATTTCTCTATTTTTAAATTGTAAGCGGCAAGTAGCTCTTCGACTTTTAAAAATGATTCCATCAGAATATTATCAACGCCTCGCGTCCAAAGACCCAATGCGCGAAGCTGAACAACAATCCTCGGGGTTTCCACGTTTGGAAGGGTGTAACATAAAAATATATCGTATAAATCGGTTTGAGTTAGACAGTAGGCGTAAAATTTATAACTTTTAAACGTAAGCATTAAACCGTGAAAAAAATCTATCGGTTCGCGGCATTGATTGGCTATTATTTTTGCTTCATCTAAGCCATCTATTAAAGGCTGTATATTTTCAATAGTTATTAAATCGTCGCCATCACCGCGAATAAATACGGAATAATACAAATTATCTATTGTTGGTAATACTTTATTGCGGATTAAAGAAAAATATTTTTCCTGTAATTCGTCGGATAATTCTTTGTAAAAATCGGTTCTTTGAACTTCAATTCTTATGGACATTTTATTTCTCCTTGCGTGTGTTCAAATGGTGGTTTGAACACACGGTTTTTTCCCGTCTAGCCCCGTAATTTCGCGGCTTTTGCAAAAACTTTCGTGGGGCGGTTGTACACGTCTGCCCCCGCTACCTTTTCGGTGCAGTCTTTTACTCCCGAAAAGTGGTGACGCCGCCGCGACAGGCGCGCCGCCGTCACTACATTTTTGTGAATAAATTCCTTTACACTTCAATGGTTTTCGCTTTTGTTTATTTTTTAATTTTTGAACACTAATTCTTTAAGGTTTTCTCCACTTTGGAGTATTTCCCGCCAGTTTTCCGTTTTGAGATGTTCATATTTTTCCGCTATTTCGTTGTAAATTGTGTAGCTGTCGTAGATTTTGAAAATGCTCGGCCAACCGATTTTAAAGCTTGTACTTATTTTGTTCTTCGTGCTTTTGATTTGGGACCATTCTTCGCGCTGGATGAAGAGCGTAAACGGAAACCACCAAAGCAGATTAGATGCTTTGCGGTGCTTTACTTCAATTTCTATAAGTTCTCGGATTTGCTTGTCTATGAAGCTCATCGACTGTGTGATGAGATAAACACCGAAACCAAGATGTCTGTGACTTTGGAAAAAGTAAAGCCAGTCTTTGCGACCGGGCTTGTTCCATTCGCGCGAATTAAAAATAACTTGGCATTCGTCCATAAATACTAATGTTTGATGTTCTTTGTCTTTTTCGTGCATATTTATCATGTAGATATAAAGATGTTCCGGGGTTATTTCTTCAAGAGGAATTCTAATGTAGTCGCCGATGCGGCGTTTGCCTTTCTCCGAAACATAATCCGTGTTGATGGGTACTGTGCTTATTACGTTCTGTCCACGGCGTAGCGCATCACGTATCATCATTGCCATATGTGCAGATTTTCCGTTACCCGGCCCGCCGGTAAACATTCTTATCATTTTATAAACCCACCTTTTCTCAGGTAAATCTTTAATATATGAAATCCTATTACAGCGTTTAACCAAGCATATAGAACTGCTAATATTGGTACCGTGGGTACAAAATATGAGATATATCTAAAATAAGGTATTGAATCCACCATGTTTGCTAATGGTAATATGGCAATCCTTAACGGACTTCTCGGCAACATTCCTGTTACCGCCAATCCGATTAAAAATAATGCAAGAACAGAAGTCTTCGCTAATATTTTTAATGTTGCTTTCCCGGCTACACTGCTTATAAGCCAAGCAACTGCACTCTTTATTGCATTTGCCATTATTTTTTACCTCCTACCAAGTCATCATTTTTGTTGTCGCATTTATCATTGCTATTAAGAAAATCGAGAAAACACCCAGTCTGATTACAGCAACAAGCGTTGGGTAATCGTCAAAATCAATTGTAGCTACATGAATTTGCGTCATATTAATAAATGCCGCTTCAAATGATGTTCCTACTGCGTTTGTAAAATTCGGGAACGGTATGTGAAATTCAAAACGTGGTGTTGTTGTTAGGTTGCTTATAAACATTGGTTCTATAACGTCGTATCCCTCGGATATGTCTGCCGTATATTGGTTTGAAAAACTATTTGCAAATAACAGTGCCAAAAAAGCTTGTCCTTCCGGTGATATATATTCCAACTCTTGATAATGGAAAAATACCGCTTTTTCATGCGCGGTTGCTCCCGCCAGTTGGGGCGGCATTGTTCCAAGAAGAATACTTACAATGTCTACAAAATCTTGCGGTATACAGAACGGGAAATAATCCATTAAATTTATGTGCAAGTTAACGTCCATACCCGGCGGGACGTATGTGTCATCTACATTGGTGCTTACTGCCGTTGCTATTTGCGCGGATAATGCTTGGATTGCTTGAAGTATCGCTTGTAATAAATTTTGAAGTGTTCTTATGCCTTGTGAAATTCCTTGTAGTATTCCTGCTATCACTCCTGTTTCTGTGCCTACATCGGGCGGGTTGGCTGTTCCTTCTAGCAATTTATCTAAATTTATAACTATTTCAGCCGGAATTGAATCTATCTGTGCTTGTGTCATTAATAAAGAGTCAATGCCGTCCAGCTGACTTAGTATTGCAGTCATAAATAAATTAAAATCTTCCGCGGGTATCCCGGGAAAATCTTCGGCTGTTGCTACTGGTGCCATAAAATACATATGTTCCGATTGTCCTTGAATCTCTTCCACTCTCGCCAATAATTGTGCCATCAATGCCTGCATATCATTTAATGCGTTTATTTCGGCTAGACTTAATGAAGGAACGGCGGGAGCGGTGGGAGTTTGAGAAATTATATTTCCGTTTATCTCTGTTTCCATCGGCAGTAAATACGTACTTCCATCATTAATAGTCACGCTTTTAACGACTTTCCATGTTCGACCGCATAATGTTCGTATAAATCCTTTCATTTCACCATTGACACTAATTCCTATCATATCTCTCCCATCTATTCGATAAGTTAATATTGACCCATTTTGAATAAATGTACATTCTTGTCCTCTATTATCTACAAACGATGTCTTTACATTTTGATGTATACTTATTTCTAATTCTGAACCTTTCGTTGCAATTTCCCAAAATAAAAATGTTTCAAAATCATTTATGTCGTATACCGCTAAGCCCGTTAACTCACATATTCCTAACAAATAATTATCTTTTATCGGTACTTCTAATGGGAGAAATTCTTGGTTTATGAAACAGAAAATATAACCAGCGTCTTTCATTTCTTGTTCTTTTTGACGCATTGCTTCCCATGCAGGAACTTGGCTTGCAATTAGTGACATGTAATTTTCCGTACTTATTCTTGCTGGAACTACAGGTACTTCTATAATTGGATTTTCTCTCAAATAATTTGATATTGCCCAATCAGCATTGCTGAATATTCCCATAGCTGTTGTCGTATCTACTGATAATGTCAACGCTCCCGGATTTGTTGTTGTCCATATTCTTGCCATTTCTATGTCTAATGCTTGTTTTTGTATTGTTTGCGTTCTGAATTCCGGGTCTTCCCATTGTTGTAAGAAATTTATTGCTTGTGTTTCATTCCATTGATTAACTATTGCATCATATGTTCTTTGTTGCTGTTGTACATTATTAATTGTTACACCCGCCCCTACTGTTACCGCTGTTCCTGCACCACTCAGTAATGCTTGTTGCAATGCATATGCTGTTGCCGCTGATATTGGTCCAGCATATACTTTTTGGGGTAGTGCTGTTGTAATTAAAATGGAATAAACTACTACAAATATCAAAACTTTTTTTATTATGTTTTTCAATCTCCCCACCCTTTCATATATGTACGGCGCGGACGTCTCGCGCCTGTTTTGTGCTTTTGGTCTAACGACCTGTCATTTTGCGGAATGATCCAATCACTATGCCGAATACTGCCATCATTCCTGCAATGGTTAATATTGGCGGGGCTACTGCGCCGATTACCACTGCGGCGGCTCCTACGAGTTGCGGCAATATTCCGTTCATTGAGGTGGTCATTGATGTCGCCAATTCGCCTATTTGGTTAGTCGTGGT